TGAGTCCTTACGTGGCCAGAAGAAGCGGTAAACAGTAACATCACGCTTGATACCAATAACAACGTTATTTGGGAATGTCAAGTGGATATCTCCGTGTGAACCTGATGGGCTGGCGTATGTACCAGTCTGTGTCTCATTAAGAAGTGGAACTTCAACGATTGGAATACCAAATGCGTATGGAGCTACATATCCTGCTGGACCTCCAACAACTGGAACATCACCACGGATGATGCCTGAAGCAATATCCTGTGGGTTTGCAAAGTTTGTTGAATTAGATGTTGAGTATAGGTAATCCTGGATCAAGTTTGATCCTGCAAGGAAGCGAAGGTCTGTACGACGCTGCTTGTACTTACGTGGAAGTGCCTTAAGTGCAGAGTTGAATACAGCACGTGAAACGGCTGCTCCAGCTGCATCTACTACGCGACCTGAAGTCTTTGCCTTCTTTACTGCGCCATCAAATGACTTGTAAAGAGCATCTCCAGTTAGTGAAGTATCTCCGTTTAGGATCAAATCTTCAATATCGTTACCTGCTTGTGTTGCCATCATTCTGGCAATATGATCTTCGACGTCTGCGCCTTCAATATTGTCTTCAAGAGACTCTGTTGAAAGTTCCCAGTCCATGCGAAGCTTCTTTGTTGTCAAAGAAATTTTTGAGAATGTTACAGGTGAGTTAACTCCTGTGTTGTCTGCTTCAGTTGCAAGCTTTACAAGCTTCTCACCGATAGACATACGGTCAATCTCTGTTGTATCTGCTTTCATTCGGACAGTACGTGCAACCTTACCAATTACGGTAGCGTCGAACATATAGTCTAGAAATCGCGCTGATTGTTCTGGGTTTAGAAGTCCACCATTGCCATTTTCAGACGCTGTGTGTACTCCAGTTCCACCAGTTGCGGATGCATAGCTACCAGTTACATTTGTACCTGCTGCTACTGCTTTTTCTAATAGTTCATTACTCATTTTTATTTCACCTACCCTTTAGTTTGAAAAGATTTCATTTACGGAACCGAGGAAAGAACCGTTCCATGTTGATTTTTTTGTTACAACCTCTGAACGGCCAAGATCAGAAGACTTCTTAATAGCTGTGTCGCCTTCGACGGCATCTACACGCTTTTGAACACCATCAATGGTGCCTTTGATTTCTAGCACTGCTGTGCTTAATGCATTATGCTTTTCTGCCAACTCTGCAATTTGACCATTTACGCTCTTGCTGAATGACTCAACTGTTTCTTTAATTTCTGAAACTTGAGCCGCATTTGCGTCTGTAGCCTTTGCGAGTGTCTCCGAGAAAAATCCCTTAAGATCGCCTAACATTTTTGCAAAGTCAGGATCAGCTGTTTTTTCAACTGTTTCTTCAACGGAGTCGGCAGGAGTTGTGTCTTCGGTTGTTTCTGCAATAGCCTCAACTGCTGCTACTTCTTCTACAACGTCGACAGACTTTTCAATAATTGTTTCTGCTTCTACGGCTTCTACAACTACATCATTTTGTACGTCTGACATCTCATTACCTCCTTCTACGTTTGCCTGTTTTGCAATTGTTTGTGTTTCAGGCAACGCTAATCTTGTCTTCTTAAATGAAGCAAGAATCTTATCTATTTCTTTTGACTTATTCATATCTGAACTTTCTACCCAGCCAATAATTTTTGCTGGCTTACCTGTGATTGGTGAATCAAAAGTTTTTTCTGTTGACATAAAAACAGAATCGCTTTCTTCACAATAAAAAATATTTTCTGTAACAACATCTGCTGCCATACCCTTGAATACAAGTTGGCCATTCATCTTCTCAATTGAAAGAATGTTGCAAAGTTGGTTTGCTGGTGAATCTACAATTGATAGCTCTACTAGATCGTAAGCCTTGATAAATCTAACCTGTGTTCCGTCCGCCTTATTAACTTCATTGTCAGACTCTGTTATTTTTCCGCCGATTGAAAAACCAGAAAGAGTACCATCAAGAACTTTTTCCCAAGTGTCTTGTGCACCCTTTGAAATATATGAAGTTACATAAACTCCATTGTAAAATTCTTTTGTTGTTTGGTCGTAGTATGTTTCTGGCTTGAATGATACTACTTTACCAACAGCCATTGGTTGATGCATCTCACGAAGGTTTCCTCTAAAGCTTTCAAATGCTTTCATGCTTGCTTCAGCAGTAACTACATCACCTGTCTGATCAACATTATCTAATGTTGCAAAACCAGAGACTGTTCTGTTTTCACGGTTGACTTTAGTAAATGGTACTGACAAGTGCAAGTTGTCGCCATTACTTGACCATAGGCCTTTTTCAATGTTCATATGCTTAATTTTATAGGTTTATCTACTCTAACGCAAATAGCAGTCGATTAAACTTATTTGACTTTTGGACCATCACCTTTTGGGTTTCTGGCCTCTCCGCTTTTATCTGGGGCATTTGCGGACCTTTGCTGGTCTCGCAATCTGTTGCCAGTAGACTTGGCATTTTGATCAGCCACTTGCTGTGGCTTTAAATCTACCATTTCGTCTCCACCGTCTACGGTTGTCATGTTCTTTCTAATGCGAACTTCGTTAGGGGTAATTACCTGCATTCTTAAATAAATTTCGTCAATGCGGCTTTGTGTCTCTTCGTCAGTAAGGCTAAGTTCATTAAACTTTAATTGTACGACATCTGTCTTTTCTGCAATTAAATAGTTTAGCTTCTTTTCAAGCCTATCTTGTGATGGGCGACATACCTGCTCTTTAAATGTTTTATCTGCATCTCTGGCTGCTGCTAAGTTAATTCCTTCTGGGATGCCTATCTTGCTAATTGGGACACGGTGAGCCAGCAAGATTTCATCTCTATTAGATTTACGATAGATATTAAATGAAGACTCTTGTTCGCCTGCTTCAATTGGTTCCATCTTAAATTCGGTTTTTGAATCTGGGGTATCTGCTGGTAGTGGGATATATAGCGATCTATGGTTCTTTCCCTTTAGTCCAACTTGGAAAAACTCTAGTAGCTTTCTTTCTGACTCTGGAGAAAGCTTTGCTCCTTTTACTGTAATAATATATCTTGGGACCGCCTTATTTTCAAAGTAGTCTAGGTTATATCTTCCTGCAAATTCATTTCCTGCCAGCGCTTGTTGTGCAGCAATAATATCTGGAACTCCGTAATAGTTATTCATTGGAGTATACTTCTTTAAATGTATAATTTCGTTTGGTCGATCTTCTTGACCAGCAATTGGGCTAGGTGTTTCTAGGTCTCCAAAGTTGCGAAAGAAAACTGCCTTGCCGTAGAGCAACTGAATAAATCCATCACGGAATCTACGCACACGCATTGTCTTAGCTGGTATATGGCCGATATAGCCTATGTCTCCAGTTACTGTACGTCCTACCTCTATATAACCATTTCCTGTCGCCTCAAGGTCTGTGTAGGCCTTTATGAGGGTCTCTGTAAAAGACTCCTCTTCATTACAATCATCAAGCCATTTGTCTAGCTGTGTTTTAATTCTATCAATTTTTGCACGGGCTCTATCTAATTGCTTATCATCTGTAATTGCATCCATTGCATCTTTAGCTTTAGATGTCTCTGTAAAAATGTATCCCAGCCCAACAATATTTGAAACCTTTGCATTAATTGCTGCGTAGTTATACGTTGAAACTTCATAAATTTTTGAAAGGTATTCTAGGTTATAAGTGGGCTCTACTAGATCAAATAATGCATACCCGCTAATTGCCTGCTGTAATAAATTCTGCTGTGTTGAAACTCCGCTTGTTCCAACAAATGCTTTTGAAAAGTCACGATTAATTTTACGTTTAAAGTTTGTTCCAAGGCCTCTTAACTTTTTAATTTCTTCTAAGCCAATTTTAAATGGATCATCTTGAGGCCCATCTAGCTTTTGAAAATGAAACCAGTCGGACGTATTTGATATATCAATTGTGGATACTGTATCAATTTCGTCTTCTATAGATTCTAGCCTTTTCATTTTACCTTACCATTTCTTAACATTGAGTCTTTATAAACACCAATATCCATAGGGTCTGGTGTTAGGCCCCACTTTAGTCTTTCGTTTTGATATTCAAATTCTTCGTCATCGATTTTTCTTCTGCCAGAAAGGAATTTAGGTTGGCCCTCATAAATACCGTATGAGCGAACCTCTCTAGCCAAAGCGTCCATTTTAGATCTGTTTCCTTTTTTGGATGTGACTGATAGGAAGTTGCCATCATCGTCTCCAATCCATCTGCCATCGGGCATTTCCCATACGTATATGCCTAGTGTAGTTTCTTCTAAAATTTGTGATTTCTGGTTTAAGATATTCATAGACCTTAATTGTACCATTATTTGATATTAAAGTCTAGGTTTTGTCCAAGGCTTTGACAAGATTATACTGTTTTGACCACAACAAAGTCATAATCATATATGGGAGTACCAATTTCTGTCACGGTAATTGACTCATTTGATATGTTTTCGTAGTATGAGCCAATATGCATTGCATAATGGGCAGATGGGCTTATTGCTATAGATGAGGGATACAAAGAAATGCCTTCATATTTAGCGGCTATGCCTTGATTATTGAATACAAGGTTATCTGAGGAAGGTGAGGTAAATATAGCAACAATATGGGATGGCTGATTCTTTGTTAAGTATGTCCATATATTGCTTGACCATGAGACTAGGGATCCATTTATATATAGGCTATCAAATCCAGATTTTGTTATAGCACCAGCCTGATTCCAGGATATAAAGTTTGATCCTCTTGATACCAAAGATGCTGCATTTATTGTTTCTGGGGTATAAATCATTTCAATTGTCTTTGTTTCTTCTGTATCTGATATTGTAAATGAATTATTTCCGCCAGTCCTAATTCCAGATCTTTTATTTCTTGCTATCGCTGGGCTGGACTCAGAACCAATAGAAATGTTAGAAGAAGAAGATATGGTGGCAACTGAATTAGATGATGTTACCTCTAAAGTTCCATAAAGAGTTATATTTAATTTGTCTAACACAGGAGTATATTTAGATGAGTCTGCAGTTGAATATACAACCTTTAGGTAAATTAAATTAGAAGCATCTAAAGAGTTATATTGATATTGTGGTATAGGAAATCCATTTTGGCATTCAACATATGAGTTTGTTTCTCCTGTTGAGCTTGTATATACAGATACTCCATTATCAGTCGACCATTCAATTTTTGAAGAAACAAAATCTAACATTATTGGTATTGATATTATATCTATAACTTCAGTTGTTATTGACTCTGGCGTATCTGTTTTAAAAATAGAAATTGTTTTATTTGATGGATTGTAATAAAGACTATCATTTTGCAATAGCTGTATATCTCTATTATATCCGTACTCGTATTTTAAACTTAATAAAGATGTACCGTCTATGTTTGAAAAGCACTTACCATTTTCTGGATCGGATATAGACACATAGCTTGGTATATTTGCCATACTATAGTGTGTAGTAATTGAATGACTTGATAGCTCATATCTATATACTGCTGGGGCATCAATAATCATGTAAGCGTCAGCCCCACCTACAACTGTTCCAATTTGTGGACGGAAAGTAGAATTGGTAAAAACAAAATCTGACATATCGTTTGTATCTATTAGTTGTCCATCTACATATAGACTCATATAGTTGTTTGTATATACGCCTACAATGTGTAAGGATTTATATTTGTCTTTAACTAAATAATGTATTTTGTTTGATGTTCCTATAGAAAAGACTATTGAATTGTTTTGCCAATATATTCCTATGCTGTTTGTTTCATCTGCAAATATTGTGGCAGATGTGCACTCATTAATTTGTACCCAACATTCTAATGTAAATGAAACATCTGAGCTATATTTATCTGCCAAGGCACCCTGTATGTAATTCCCATATGGACTTTTTAGGTCAGATAGTGTTATCTTGTCTGTTCCGCTTATTTTTGTTCCAAGGACTCCGCCAGGAACAAGGGGCAGGTACCGATTTACTGGAGTAAAATTATATGAAGCATGATTTTGTGCACCAGAATAGTCATAGGCTATAGATCCAGAAGACTCGTCTAGAGTCCAAAATCCAATTGGATTGTCTTTTAATACAATGTTTTTATATAGCATATAACTATTGTATCACCTAGTCTGTTTTTTGCTTAGTCCAAAATCCTGGGGACATATACTTTATTCCAGACGTTATCTCTTTTGATTCATGTAGATATGGATCTGAGGATGGGAATATTATAAGGCTGCCTGCGTTTGGTTTTAGCATTACGTTATGATTAGGGAAAGATATCTCTCCCCCTTCATAGTCATCGTTTAGATAAGTAACTATGGAGTAGTTTAAATTAGAGTCCCCATCGTTTTGGTCTGCGTGGGGCCCCATCATCTGACCAGTATTATATTTTTTAATATCAAATTCTTTAGACATGTGTATGTCGTCTGTTATGTTGTTGTATATTTTATATTCAGATGCAGCGAAGATCATGCTTGACCTTATACTATTATATATATATAGCTCTTTTGGACTTAATATTTTATTTTTACCATTAATATTTTTTTTATATCCATATATATCATCTGAGCTTGTGCTTGAAGTCCATGGTGTCCATTTAGAAATAATACTTTCGTCTATCTCTGGGTCCACGTCAGTGTTTTCAATAAACTCTATGAGTTTATGTGGCTCATAAATTCCAAATTTAAAATAAAAAATATTTTTTGCTAGTTCTTGAGCTTCGTAATGCAATTTATTTCTCCTCGTTCATCCAAAACCCAGGTACCATGTATTTATAACCACTCTTAACAAGATGGGCTGTGTGATTATATGGTGGAGAAGAAGGAAAAATTAATATACTTCCAGCTTCTGGCTTAAGATAGAATGTTACTTTTTCTTTATTCATTTCATGATCAATGTCTTCTCGTGGTCTATCTTCTTCGCCAAGTATTCCTTCTTTAATTGTAAAAGAAATCTCTCCGCCTTCGTAGTCATCATTTAAATAAGCAACAAGAGAATACTTTAATCTTAAATCTCCTTCTTGTTGATCATAGTGACCTCCCATAAATGTTCCAGGCTTATATTTATTTATACCAATATATGGAGATAGATTAACTTTTTCTGTGACACCTTTGTCTTTAGCAAAATCTTTACAAACATCTGTCATTGAGTTTACAATGATGTCTATTATTTTTTGTGCTTTTTCTTTAGATTCATCATTATTGATTTCAAGCATGTTTTCTATATTTAAGTTTTTCTTTTCCCCGTAGATATAACATTCTCCACTGCAAGCCTCCCAGTGGTCCCAAGAAGGAACTACTTTAGATATACCCTCTTCGCCCTCTGTGCTATTAATCAGCTCAATTAGTGCGGCTGGGTCTGCTATTGCATTCCTGTAATAGTAAACGTTTTCGTGCAGTTTTTCTAGATTCATGATATCTCCTTGTTAATCTTTTAGTCTTTCCTTTTGGTACGGTGGTGGCTCTTCCATAATTCCTTTAGATTTATTTTCTTGCCACAACTTTTGATCTTCGGCTTGTCTTATTCTTGCTTCAGCTATTTCTGTTTTCCATTTTTCTTTTGTTTCTTCAGAATATTCAGACTCTTCGTTATCCCAGAATGATCCGATTGTGTATCTTTCTCCATCTGTAATTATCTGGACTTCATGGATATTGTGGTGACCTCCAGAAAATGATGCTAACAGGCCAGCTTTTGGCTTAATGCTTATATCGTGATCTCTGAACTTAAGTTCTCCGCCTTCAAAGTCACCATTTAAATAAAGAAATGATGCCCACTTAGACCTTTCAAAAGCATTATACTCTGGGTTATCTAGAGGGCTATTATCAGAATGGTATCCTGCAAATGCACCTGTGATCCATTTTTGTGCATGATAGCTTACAGATTTTACTGGTTTTCCTCTTGTAATCTCAACAGACTCTTGAATTTTTTTCTCAAGATTTACAAAAAAATCTAGTGGTAAGCCAAACTTTTCTACATCTTCGTCATCTGGTAAGTTTGATGCGTATGACTCATAAAAAGAAATACCCTCCCACGGAAGGCTTCCTTTTTCTACTGAGTGTTTCCAGTATTTTAATATTGATTCACATTCTTCTTCAGTTAAAAAATTTTCAAAAACGCAAATGTCTTCTCTTAGTCTAGTTTGATTTTCTAGGTTAAATGTCATTTTATTCTTACCGCTTTCTCTATATCTTGTTCGTTAATGGACTGATACTTTCCTTCTTTTCTATCTTGCTTAGCTTTTTCTTTTTCCATTTCTAGCCAGATCTCTAGTCCATATTTGTCTGCATTTTCATTCCACTCTACAGAGCCATTGTAATACCTTTGCCAATTTGCTCTTATAAAATATTTTGAGCCATTGTGTACTTTTTTAACTCCGTGGTGATATAGCTCTTGTCCTTCTGTTAAAAAGTTTGGGTCTCCCGCTGGAAAAACAAGTACGTCGCCAGCCTTTGGCTTGTATGATATAAGTTTTCCATTTACTAAAAAATCAATTTCTCCGCCATCGTAGTCATCATTTAAGTATGTTGTTACTGTAACTGCAAAGTTGTATCCTCTTGAGTCTTTAAATTCAACCTGATAGTCTGTATGATAATGCATTGCTAGATCTTGAGTAACTCCAGCTTCCGCCTCATATTTACATAGAGATGGCCCCATCTTTCTCCAAGAATCTACTTCTTGTCCGCTTGGCGTTAAAACTTTTTCTGGCTTTATTTCTACATTGTGTGATGCAGCATAGTGCTCTGTAACATCAAAAAAAACTTGATTTACTTTATCAATTACTAATCTTTCTTTGATGGATCTGTCTGAATTAATAGACCAATCGTAATGGCTTGTTTCTAGCCCAAATGTATACCAGTCTCCCCAGGGACCAATTGAAGAACCTTCAGGGCTGGCTATAGACTCTTTTAAAACATTAAGGACTTCATTTACATCTTCAAATATATTGCTGTATACAAATATTTTTGGATAAATCTCCTCATATTTTAAGTCTTTCATGGCTGTCTTTCTCCAGTGTGTTTTAATATATTCCAAAAAAATGGAGATGTAAATCTATTTCCAGACAAAACTGGTCGAACCCCATGCACGTAATGAAGGTCTCCTGGGAAAAAGTATGCCGAGCCAGCGCTTGGTTTAATCTCTACCCCTTGTACTGGGAAGAATAGCTCTCCTCCTTCATAGTCATCATTAAAATAAAATATTGATGCAATATCGTAATGAGGAAAATCGTTTGGGGTTCCAGCATCTGGACCTTCGTGAAGCTCTTTGTCTGCGTGTGGGTCTTGTCTAGATCCTACTGGCCACCTGACAATTGCGGGTCCAGTTGCCTGAACGTCTACCTCAAAAAATTTATCAACCTCTACTTTTAATCTTTTAATTAATCCTTCAACAACATCAACAATCGTTGGGTCTGCAGAAATTTCCATAGATCTTCTGGTACATACTCTATCTGTCCATGCATTTGCATCATAGATAACTGTTCCATTTTCATTAGTGTGAGATTCTGTTATATCCCAAACCTTGTTATTAAAAGCAAAATTTGTAAGTCTTTCTTTTTCTTCTTCTGTCAAAAAGTTTTTTAGCTCTACTATATTATCTGCAGAATTACCAAAAAATCCAGATGGAGTTATAGAGCTCAGCTTTTTATAATCGTGTTCCTTGTTAGTATTTACTTGCTTCTGCATGATATCTCCTATTTGTATTTTCTTCTTTGCCAGAAGTCTCTTTTATAGACGCCACCCTCTGGTTGTCTAAATGTAATTGAATTTTGCTTATGTTTTTCAAAAAGTTCTTCTTGAGTATAGAATTTATATTCCATTTCCCAATCTTCTCTTTTGAAAGGAAAAACTTGAACTATTGGCGTTCCTGCTGGAACTAGACCAGTGAATCCACTTTTTAAAAAGAAAGGAAGCAGTCCTGAGTTTGTTACCTTGTCACTATCTATTATACCAGCAACAGTAATGTAAGGTAAATTAAAATGATTTATTGGTTGTAGGTATAGACTGCTATATCCTTCTGGAAGTTCTGGTGCCCAGTTAAGATACCAATGGAAATGTCTTTCATCAAATCCTGGCGGTGTCTCAAAACCACCCATAGGTTCTCTTTCTCCAACTAAATCTTCAAACCCTATTGGAAGCTTTGCCTTGACTCTTCCTCTTTTTAGATAAAACTCTATATCGCAAGGAGTTCTTAGCATATAGCCAGAAGTAAATGTGTCAAGCATAGCTGGGCATGACTTGTAGCTCATAACTTTTCCTTCTCCGCTTGGGTTTACGTATGCTTCTCCATTTGGATCTTTTATATATTTGTCTGCGTCTTTCCACCAAGTTGGAACAGAATTTGCAGCTGGTACTGGTCCATTTGTTCCGTCAGCTTTATTGTATACCTTTGCAGAATGAAATACTATTTTATTTGTCACTACATACCTCTGGGCTACCGTCTGTAGTTTTAAATCTTAAAACTTTTACTTCATGGTCTCCAATTTTTTTACCGTGGTGATCTACTGCATCTCTATAAAAATTTGTCCACCGACCAGAATTATTTATATCTTTAACAATTTTTGAGTAGTCTCCGTCTGGGAAAAAATTAGGACCAAGCTCATAAAGAGGTCTAATGTTTGCTTGTGAATTATTTAATTCGCCAAGAGATATAGGAATAACAGACATTACTGGTGTTCCAGCTTTAATAGTTATTTCAACATTTGGCCTAGTAATTCTCCATGCTGCTGGGAACTCCCCTTTAAAAAATGATGTACTTATTAAAGCTGTGAGCGGCTGTACGCCATCTAAAATATAGTTTGGTGGTGGCATTGATAGCATTGTTACATTTTCTGGAGTTTTAATTAAAAGACCAGTCTTAAAACTTATTGTTGCATTTTCTCTTGCTGTATATGCATACTTATGACCACTTAGTATTTTTACATGGTCTGGCTCGCTTGATGTAGCAATTCCATCCCATATAAAAGTTATATCTTCTGGAAAAGATATGCCCCATCCAAGAGAGTTTGTTAAACTTAATGGAAAACATTTATATGCGTGAGCATTATCAGTTTCGTCCATCCAATCTCTTTTAACTGGCAGCTGTTTAAATTCTCCTGGAGTAGGACTAATTTTATATACATCAATGTCGAACATTAGTCTGGCTGTGATATCTCTGATTTAAACTGTCTATAAAATTCTGGGGTGTGGGTTGCATCATTATAGTCAGTCATTGTAACAATTGAATATTTTGTTCCAGATTTAACTGGTAGTGCTGAGTGAGAGAATAAATAGTTTGATGGGAATATATATAGATCGCCAGCTTTTGGTTTTACCTCTAAATCCATTTTATCAAATCTTAATCCACCATCTTCATAGTCATCATTAATATAAGCAACCATTGATACTGTTGCAATGTATGACCATCCGTGATCAGAGTGGTATGAGAAGTGTTGTCCTGGGCCATATTTAATAAAGTTCATGGCTTCCCAGTATTTCATATCAATCTTATAAAATGCACAGTAGTCATCAAGAGCAACTTTTTGTGCGTCTCTTACATCTTTCCATATTGCATCAAATTTTTTCATGTACTCATCTTTGCCTGGGTAGTCAAAGAAATTAATCTTAAAGTCTACACAGTCACGATAGTCTGGGATTTTTTCTCTATATCCTACTGTGGCTTCTTGCCAATTATATAAACCATTACTTGATTCTAAGGTTTGTTCTAGTCTATTTATTATATCAAGTTCTGGCTTTATGGCATCTCTATATACCCATATTCCAGGGGCTAGCTCTTCTTTTGAAGAAAAGGAAAAATCTTTTTCCATTTTAATTCTTTCTACTAGACAACTTTATTCAACAATAAAGTTTGTACCATCCCATTTATGCAAAAATGTAATTTCTTCTTCTGGGTCTACTGCTATTGCATTTGTTATGCTTTCCCATTTTTCGGTGTAGAAATCATTTAATTTTCCTGCATCTAAAAATTTTAAATAAAAGATTTCATTATTTTTTAAAATTGCGTATCTGCCTTCAAAGTCGCTAACTGGAATTCTAGGCTCATTATATTTTGTAAATGCTCCATCTGAATATGTAGAACCTAAAATAGCATTTTCATTACCAGAAACATTGATAAAAGTTAAATCGTTTGATGAAAATCCAGCAACCCATCTATCATGCTGCTCATACTTATCAGTAAATGATATTATGTCAATGACTTCGTTTCCTGCTACTAAAATATATTTTTTATCCATTGTTTCTCCTATTGTTAGTATATCATTTATGAGGGGCTATTGCTAGCCCCTCATAAATTTTTAATATAGTCTAGAGCTTGATCCTCTAAATACTGGGAAGTACGGTGGTGCTGGGAAGTACGGTGGTGCTGGGAAGTATGGTGGTGCTGGGAAGTATGGTGGGAAGAATGGTGGGAAGTGTGGAGGGAAGAACGGTGGGAAGTATGGTGGGAAGAATGGTGGGAAGAATGGTGGGAAGTGTGGAGGGAAGAACGGTGGGAAGTATGGTGGGAAGAACGGTGGGAAGAATGGTGGGAAGTGTGGTGGGAAGAACGGTGGGAAGTGTGGTGGGAAGAATGGCGGGAAGAATGGTGGGAAGTGTGGTGGGAAGAATGGTGGGAAGTGTGGTGGGAAGAACGGCGGGAAGAACGGTGGGAAGTGTGGTGGGAAGAACGGCGGGAAGTGTGGAGGCGTAAACGTAGTTACTGTGTTTGTTATTGCGCCTGCGCTTGTGCCGTTGGCATTTATTGCATAAATTGTATAGTTTTGAGAAGTGTTTCCAGTTTCTCCTATGTCTTTTGGAGAAACAGAATTTGCATAAGATGGACCGTCTGAGGAAACAATAGTATAACTTGATACTGCTTTTCCTCCGTCTGTTGTTGGTGCAAGCCATGTAACCCGATCAGTATTAGTTACTGTTGAAGCAACTGAAACTGAAGTCGGTGCGCTTGGAATTGTTGTTGCAGTGACCGCAGAAGTTGATGTTGCAGCAGCGGCTCCTGCTGCATTTGATGCAACAATTGAGAATGTGTATGAGGTTGCTGATGTTAGTCCTTGTGCTCTATAAGAAGTTGCTGTTGTTGTCCACGGTGATCCTGCTACGGATGGTGAGGGAGTTATTGTATAAAGTGTTGCTTCTGGTGAACCAGCTGGCAATGACCAGACTATATCGATTGCACCATTATTTACAGCTCTTCCAGTTCCAACATCAGTTGATGATGTTATTACTACTGGCTTTGGCTCTAGAAAATCATTAGCCGCTGCGGAATGCTTACCTACTTTTTTTGCCATTATTTATATTCCCCTATCCAATTAAGCTTTCAAATCTCCGTATATCAACCAGTCAGTTGAAGATACTTTTTGTGCAGTTGCTGAAGAATATGTGGTTCTAAGCAATGCGCCTGGTGTGTAGAGCAGGTTGACTGATCCAGTTTTTGCAAAGCTAGCGCCAGTTCCTGATGCTTGGTAGAAATCAACTGATTCTCCAACTGCATACAGTGCATTTGATGCATCGCCAATTGTAATTGCTACAGCTCCAGCTAGTGGAACCATGCTGTCTTGCAAGCTTCCTGCCAATGTTGTGCTTGCAGAAATTGTACTTGCAATTGGTGTCCGTGAAGGTACGCCAGCCTTTGTTTGTGTCTTATCTGTAAACGCAACGCCAGCTGCTGCAACTGTTACTGTGCCAGTAAATGTTGGTGAGGCAAGTGGTGCTTTTGCTGCAAGAGCATTTGTCATTGTTGTTGCAAAGCTTGCATCATTTCCAAGCGCTGTTGCTAATTCATTAAGGGTATCAAGAGCAGCTGGTGCTGATGCTATAACTGCATTTACTGAAGCCGTGGCTGATGCTATTGCTTCAGATTTAGCGGTTGCAATTGCTGCAGCCTGTGCTGTTGATACTGGTTTTGAAGCATCCGCTGTATTATCAACAGATCCTAGTCCAACCATTGTCTTTGTAATTCCTGAGACTGTACCTGTAAATGTTGGTGAGGCAATTGGTGCTTTTGCATCGAGCTGTGTCTGTATTGCAGATGTTACTCCATTTACATATCCAATTTCTGTTGAATCAACTAGGCCTATTGAAGTTGTTGATGGAAGAACTACTGTGCCTGTAAATGTTGGACCATCTAGAGTAGCTCGTAGTCCAAGTGCTGTATCTAGTCCAGCAATCTTTGATGTAGCTATTCCTGCTGCTGCATTTATATCTCCGTCTACAATAGTTCCATTTGCAATTTTAGCTGATGTAACGGATGAGTCTGCAAGGTCTCCCTCTACAATAGTTCCGTCTGCAATCTTAGCTGATGTAACAGCTCCGTCTGCAAGATCAATTGTTGAAATTGTTCCGTCTGCAATATTTGCTGATGCAACTGTTCCGTTTGCAAGCATTGCTCCAGTTATTGTTGCAACTGGTGCCTCAAATGTTCCTGTAAATACTGCATTTGCCAACGGAGCCTTTGTATCAAGCTGTACTTGAATTCCTGATGTGACACCGTTAAGGTATCCCATTTCAGTTGAATCAACTAAGCCAATTGAGGTTGTTGCTGGGAGTGTTACGCTTCCTGTAAATGTTGGGCTTGCAAGTGGTGCCTTAGCATCAATTTGAATTTGAAGATTAGATGTTGCTCCATCTAGGTACCCCATTTCCAAGTTAGACACTGATCCGATTGTTGTACTTGAAGGAAGTGTTACATTTCCTGTAAATGTTGGTGAAGCAAGTGGTGCTTTGGCATCAAGTTGTGTCTGTATTCCAGATGTAACTCCGTTAACATAACCTAGCTCTATGTTTGAGACTTGGCCAATGCTTGTGCCTTCTGGCAATGTTACTGTTCCTGTGAATGTTGGAGAAGCAATTGGAGCTTTTAGTCCTATTTCATAAGCATTAGCATCAAGCTGGCTTTGTACACCAGATGTTACTCCATCTAAATATGAAATTTCAGTTCCATCTACGTTTCCAATTGCTGTTGTTGAAGGAAGGACTACGTTTCCAGTGAATGTTGGAGATGCAAGTGGTGATTTTAATGCAAGAGCAGATGTAATTGTTGCTGCATAACTTGCGTTATCATTTAGTGCTGCTGAAAGTTCAGCCAATGTGTCTAGTGCTGCTGGTGCTCCGTTAACTAAATTATTTATTGCTGAATTTGTGTAAGTCTGCGCTGATGTTATTGCTGCTGTTGCTTGAGTATTTACATATCCTCTTTCTGCAATAATAGTTGTATCAATTTGTGATGTTGGAATCTTTGTGCTTGCATTAAGTGTTGCAACACCATTTGGCTGACCAAGGTCAGACACTGGTACAAAGTCTGTATCTACTGTATTTGAAAGACTTGAAAGTGCTGCTGCAGCTGTTGCTTCTGCTGCTGCTCGTGCTGCATTAGCTTTTGTAGTGGCATCGGTTGCTGCTGCTGAAATCGCTGCTGCCTGGGCTGCGTTAGCCTTTGTAGTGGCATCTGCTGATGCAGTTGATACTGAAGCTGCGTCGCCAGTGTCTACATATGACTTAAGTGCTACGACTGTTGAGTCTACTGTTATCTGGATTGTATTTGTTCCATCGTTGTATGACTTTGTGAGTCCCGCTCCCATTGAAAGGGCGGTGTTAATTGCGTCTTGGGATATTTCACCAATCGCTACATCTGAATTGTTTGCATATGCAAGGGCAGTCCATGTAGAAGATCCGTTACCGAATTTAAATAGGTTAGTGTCTGACTCGACACCCATTTCTCCTGCTGCCAAAATTGGATTTACTGAAGTCCACTGTGAAGCGGTACCTCTTCTTACTTGAATTCTTACTGTTGACATATTTGCCACCCCTTGTTTAGACTTATTTGTTAATTATAGCACTACAATAATTCCAAAACAATTATGCAATTGTTCCAGAATCAAAGCTCATGCTATATACTTCTGTTGAGTAATCTCCACCATCCGCAAATTTTGTGGCTGTGGTATTTACTCCGTTCGCATATACTGTATAGATTGGCTGACCGTTATAGTCCATAGCCAATCCAATATCCATAAATGTTAGAGCTCCTAGATCTTCTGCCGCATCTGTTAAAAGAGCGATTTCCTTCCAAGCACCATTAATCTGGATTTTTAGTCTTCCAGTTGATGAGTCGAAGGCAAGGGGGGTTGAATTTAAGACTAAGTTGTCTACATTTACTGCTGCATCAAATGTTGCAGGTCCTGCTACGTTAAGGCCATTTTTAACCTTGAAGTTTTTATTTACTATTGCCATTTAAGTTCACATATCCCCTAATGTTTTTGGTGGGGTTTTGAAAGGACCCCATACCTTTTATTAATTATTTAATTAGTGTTGCGTAAACCATTACATCTGTTGATGCGTATGTTGTTGTTACTGATACTGAAACATCGCCTGAAACATATGCTGCTGTTACAGTTCCAAGATCCGCTCCTGTTGTAATTGTTCCAAATTCAGTTATTGCTACATTGTTGCTTGTATCAAGTGTAAGTAGAATCTCAGAAACTTGAGTATTTACACCATTCTTTAGTTTAACAAGAGCTTTAGCTGTTCTGTAATCTGCTGCTGCCCATGTAAGAGCATTTACTGTTGATGCAGACGCTACGGTTGAAGTTGCTGCCCGTACTGCGGCTACATCGTTTACATTAACTTTAGTGAATGGTGTTGTACCATTTTTTACATTTGTAAGAGCGGTTGCTGCTGTTGATTCCGCTGAGGCTTGCGCTGCAGACTGAGCGGTTGCAATTGCTGCGTTGCGGTCTGTGACCTCACCTGAAATTGCTGTTGAAATTGCTGAGTTACGAGCTGTGGCTTCTGCGGCTACCTTTGATGTAGCATCTGTTGCTGCTGCAGAGATTGCTGCTGCCTGGGCTGCGTTAGCCTTTGTAGTAGCATCTGTTGCTGCTGCAGAGATCGCTGCGGACTGTGCTGCGTTGGCTTTAGATGTAGCATCTGTTGCTGCTGCAGACTGAGCTGCGTTAGCCTTTGTAGTAGCATCTGAAGCGGCAGTTGAAACTGCTGCTGCAATATCTGTTGTGACCTGTGATGCGTTAGCCTTTGTTGCTAAAGCTGTTGTAATAGTTGTTGTGTAATTAGCATCATCATTAATTGCTGCTGCTAATTCATTTAAAGTATCAAGAAGTGCTGGAGCACCATCGACTACTGCTGAAACTGCTGTTGAAATTGCTGTATTACGATTTGCAACCTCTGTTGAAATTGCTGCTGTAAGTGCTGATGCTGCAGTTGCTTCCGCTGCTGCTCGTGCTGCATTAGCCTTAGCTGTTGCATCTGCTGAAGCTGTAGCTTCGGCTGCTGCCTGCGCTGCATTAGCCTTTGAAGTAGCGTCTGTTGCTGCTGCAGAGATCGCTGCGGACTGTGCTGCGTTGGCTTTAGATGTAGCATCTGTTGCTGCTGTGGCAACGGCTGCATTAGCCTTGGTTGTTGCATCTGTTGCTGCTGCAGTTTCAGCTGCTGTCTTGGCAGTTGCAATTGCTGAATTTCTATCAGTAACTTCTGTTGCAATTGCTGATGCAATTGCTGTGTTACGTGCTGTAGCTTCGGCTGCTACTTTTGATGTAGCATCTGTTGCTGCATTTGCCTGTGCGCTTGATGCTGCACCTGCTGCATCATATGCTGCTGCTGTTGCAGCTAATGCACGAGCATTTGTAAAATATAGATTTGAAGTACCCTCTGTTAGAGTATCTGATGTGTGATTAGAAAGGCTTGAAACTGTACCAGTTACGTTACCAGTTACATTACCAACAATAGATGCTGTAATTGTTCCTGCTGCAAAGTTTCCTGAGCCGTCACGCTTTACTACAGTATTAGGAGTATTGGCTGTATCTGCTGATCCGCCAACTGTGCTGATGATAAAGGCTGTTGATGCCTCTGTTAATACATTAAATCCATTTACCGTTGCGACGGAGCCGTCAACGATAAGACCATTCTTTACTCTAAAATTCTTATTTACTATTGCCATAATTTATGACTCCTCTTACTGCTTTATTTTAACGCTGTTCTAAAATATCTTACAGTAACTTCTCCTGATACTGGGGTGACTGTTAGATTAATTATACCACCAGATGATTCAAAAGCTGTCGTTGCTAGTGAAGAATTGGCGTTTGTTACTATGTTGGATTCAGATACATATATATCAGAAGACCCTCTTAAAGCTGTTATGTTTGAAAAATAAGATTCGCCAGTAGATGGCTTTACAATCTGTAGCGCATATGTTGCTGTCCGATAATCTGCTGAGTTATATGAATCAATTGTAGTTTTATTTTGAATTCCTGCAATTGTTAAATCGTTGTTTCCTTCTAAACCCATCAATGTTTCAATATTAGATGATTGGTTTGAAAGAGTATTGAGTGATGTTGAAAGTTCATTTACTTTGTAAGTCAAAGTAGATGAGTCTGTAGAGTTTGTTACACCTACTACATTTTCTAATGCTTCAATTGCATCATTGGCATTTGCATGTTGAGCGGCGTGTCCAGATAGATCATCTGTTGCTGCTGGGTTTGAAAGGTTATCTTTGCTTGTTGGAAATGTACTTGCCACTATTGTCCTCCTGGCGATGTTGCCTAAACTAATTATACCGTATAAATTTCTAAGACTACCACTTTCCTATTGGACATACTGCTAGTTCTAGTTTAGTTTTCCCTGCCATAAAACATCCACATTTTTTGCATTGCTTTGTTGATTTTATTAGTTCTGGACAAGATAAGCAAATGTTGTATCTTTCTTTTGCCAGTAAGTCATCAGCCCACTGTGTATTTTTATTTATTAAATCCCATGGTCTTACATCACCAAGGTTTTCTTTATATTTTTGCCATGCAGATTTTTCAGTCATTAGAAGTTACCCTTCTACGAATTGGGTGCCGCTCCATGTCCAACTAATATCTACATCAAGTTCGGATGGAATCTCTACAAAGATAGGATTAGATGAAAGTCCAGCGACTATTCTTTCTCCGCCTTCTCCATCAGAGCCTTGATACTCTGTATCTATTGTCATTACTGTAAATATTTCACCATCTACAATTCCCGCAAATTTTTTAATTGTCATTTTTTTTCCTTTTCATTTATTTAAAGTATACCAGATTACAGATTAGGTAAGGCAGGCACTACCAGTCCAGTATCCACCAAAATTATTTACACAGTTTGAACAATTTGCACAGCCTGCTGAAGATCCTGAATATTGACTACATCCAGGAGTGTTACAGGTGTTTGCTGCTGGGAAGTACGGTGGGAAGAACGGCGGGAAGTGTGGTGGGAAGAACGGAGGGAAGAACGGTGGGAAGTGTGGAGGGAAGAACGGAGGAAAGAACGGTGGGAAGTGTGGAGGGAAGAACGGTGGGAAGAACGGTGGGAAGTGTGGTGGGAAGAACGGCGGGAAGAACGGTGGGAAGTGTGGTGGGAAGAATGGAGGGAAGAACGGTGGGAAGTGTGGTGGGAAGAACGGCGGGAAGAACGGTGGGAAGTGTGGAGGGAAGAACGGTGGGAAGAACGGCGGGAAGTATGGTGGCGTAAAGGTAAATACTTTATATGTATACTGAACAACCGATCCTCTTGGAATAACTGAACCAGAAGCTGTGCCCTGTGCAGACACAATATCATTATCAGAAAGAACTGTTCCTGGTGTAGTCTGCTCTAAATAAGTTAAACTTATATTACTTAAATCTATTCGTGCTTGAGTTTTATTAATACCTATAATATTAGGTACTGATACTTTTCTTACACCAGTCTTAATCCCATAAAATCTAGTTACCATTTTAGGCGCTCAAATCGCCCATTACAACCCAAGAATTAGTACCTCGTTTTAAAAGTGTTGCTGAAGACCATCTGGCTCTTAATTTTAATCCAGGTGTTGAATCTGGGGTAAATCCGCTGCCAGCAATTAAAACTTGACTATCCGATGTTTGCAAAACGTCTATTGTTGTTCCAGTTGCAAAGCTTGAGCTATCTAGTATTGTTAAAGTTCCACCACCGCTCATTTCAATTAATTTAAATGCATCTCCAACTACAATTTGATAAGATCCAGATTGAGGGTTTGTTAAAACTGTCCGATTTAATTTAGAATCTAATGCTGTTTGCGTTGCTGTTGAAATTGGCTTTTCTGTATCTGATGTGTTGTCAACATTACCAAGGCCAACCATAGATTTTGTAATACCGCCAACTGTACCAGTAAATGTTGGTGAGGCAATTGAAGCATATGTTGTTGCTGCTGTAGCAGATGATAACTTAGCATCAAGTGCAGTTTGAGTAGCAGTTGATATTGGCTTTGCTGAATCTGCTGTGTTGTCAACTGATGCGAGGCCAACCATAGATTTTGTAATTCCTGAAACTGTGCCTGTAAATGTTGGTGAAGCAATTGGAGCCTTTGTTCCAACTAAAGTTGTAAGTGTTGTAGATGCAGCTTCATCTGCCTGTAACGCTGCAGCTAGCTCTCCTAAAGTATCTAGAGTTGCTGGTGCTGAATTTACAATTGCTGCAACTTTTGCATCGGCATAAGCATTTACTGAAGCTGGTATAACTGAATCTAGTAATTTCCCAGAAGAATTCAAGCCAGCAAATCCGCTGGCTTGATTTCTATCATTTTCTAAAACATAATCACCTAAAGTATTATTTAAAGATGTCGATAATGAGTCTGTGTAAGCATTAGCAGACACTAAAGCTGCGTTGGCTTTGGTTGTTGCATCTGTGGCTGCTGTAGCAATGGCTGCGTTGGCTTTGGTTGTTGCATCTGTGGCTGCTGTAGCAATGGCTGCGTTGGCTTTGGTTGTTGCATCTGTGGCTGCAGCTGTGATGGCTGAGGCGGAAGAACCCAAAGATTCATAAGCAGATGCAGTTGCTAAAAGTGCACGGGAATCAGTAAAATATTTATTAGTTCCCTCTGTTACTGTTGAAGTTGTTAGTCCAGATAAAGAAGATTGTATTGCAATATTCCTATTTATTATTTCTGATGATATTGCTGTATTTATAGCAGTTGATCTGGTTGATGCTTCTGTAGAAACTTTATTATCTGTATATGCATTGGCAGCTAAGGATGCAGCAGAGATTGATGCTGAGGATGCTGCTATAGATTCTGATTTTGCTATATCAGCTTTTCCTGTTGCATCTGTTGCTGCGGAAGCAATGGCTTCTGATTTTGCAGTTGCTATTGCAGTATTTCTATTTGTAGTTTCAGACAAAATTGAAGATGATATTAATGAAGATACTGCATCTATTGCTCTTTGGTTTGTAAAATATTTATTTGATCCTTCTGTTATAGAAGATGTAGTTAATGCTGCTAATGCTGCAGATAGCTCTGCATCCATTGATATAGAATCTGGCAATTGAGATGTAGGAATTTTCCCTGTAGGACCTAGTGTAGCTAGTCCGTTTGCTTCTCCTGCTTTAAATGCATATGATGTAGTTGCATTCCATCTTGATCCATTACCAATTTTAAACTTTAGTGTGTCTGTCTCTACTCCAATTTCTCCTGGTAAAAGAATTGGGTTATTTGTTGTCCAGTTTGCTGTTGTATCTCTTCTCAGCTGAATTCTGATTGCCATTATGCTCCTCCGCCATCTATTGGAGTATCATTTCCAGTATCTCCAGAGCTTCCGCCATCCCATGATATATCTGAAGAATAAATTGTATTTCCAGATGGATCTCCGCCATCAAACAAAGTTAACTGCTGTGCTGATGGGAGAGAAACATTGTCCGCTGGGGCTCCGCCAAAAACTGCATCAATTATTGGAAGTGTCAATTGAACTCCATTTCCAGAAAAATCTTTAAATGTTATTGGGTCATTAATATCAATAGTGTGTACATCTCCGTCATATGTGTGCGTGTGCAAATAGAAAGGAGTTGGGTCGTCGCTTTTAGCAATGTTAACCCATGTGATGCCATTATGAATTTTTAAGGCTTTCTCAGTTGTATTAAAAAACACATCACCAGCCGACCCTAATGGGTCGGCGGTGAGTGTAGTTAAATTAAGTAAAGACTTAAATTTTCTTGACATTTTATCCTACGATAACAACTCTGTATTCACCAGCTGTTGGGGCCGATGCAAATTTTACAGTAACTACTGAATCTGATGTATGTTGTACGTCAGCCTCTATTTGATTATAATCTGCAGTAGTTTCAAATATCTGTACTGTAAGATCTTTTGTTCCTAGGTTATGTGTTACTGTATATGATGTTGCTGCACCATCGCCAATTGTTGTTGCATACTTTCTTGCAATATTGTGGTAGTTTCCGCCAACTTGACCAATTTGCCAAACATCAGATGTCTCGTTCCAAAGAATTTCAGCATCTGCTTCATTTCCACGCTCTACAAGAAGTCCAGCATCTGCTACAGGAGTTCCTGTTGCATTACTGTTAAGCTTTACCTTATTATCTTCAATGTTAATCTGTGTGGTATTTACAGAGTTAACTGTTCCTATTACATTAAGGTTTCCACCTACTTGTAAGTTTCCAGTAATTTCAACATTGTCTGGCAAACCAATTGTTACTGCTGCCGACTCTCCACTATTTGGAGAAACAGTAATTTCATTAGCTGTTCCAACAATTGTTGCTACATAGTCTCCAGTTGTATCAGTTCCAAGTGCTACTGAATTCGGCTGAACTGTTGTTGTGATTGTTACGTCACCAAGATTTGTCATTGTTGCAGAACCAGTTACATCTCCTGAAAGAGTAATTACTGGGTCTTTGTTAAGAGATACAGCTCCTGCTGTAACTGTAAAATCTGTGGAGCTAAATGAAGCAACACCTTTATTTGTATAGGTCGCATCTTCTGCAGATACTGTAATTGTATTATTTGTTACTGCTACATCAATTCCTTCTCCGCCAGATACAGTTAATGTATCTGAAAGTAGATTTACTGTATCTGTTCCAGTATCTCCAGCAATTGAAAGGTTTGTGGCTACATCTGACTCGCTTGCAGCAGTTAGTCTACCCTGTGCATCAACTGTAAACGATGGAATCTTTGTTGTTGACCCATATGAACCAGCTGTTACTGCTGTGTCATTTAATTTTAGTGTTGTTGTTCCTGCTGGGTCGTTGTAAGTTGCAGTAAGTGCTGTGCCTGCTAGTACGGACGAACCAATGACATCTTGAATTACTTCAGTAGAACCAGAAGCTGGTGTCCACTCTGTTCCATTATAGAAAAATAGAACGTTTGAAACGTTGTTGTAGTAAATTTGACCTGAGACTGGATTTGATGGTGCTGATCCCAGGTTTTGAATTCTTGCATTTAACAGCTCATTCTTATTAAGGTCTAAGCTGACCGCATATTTTCTTGCCATTTCTTCTTCTCCCTTTTAAGACAGATGTGCTGTCCCTGAAAATGGTTGAGCCATTGTCAGTGTAATTTGATTTATATTGTTGTAATCTATACCAGTTTCTAGTATATCTCCTGCGCTTGTTTTTACTGTTACGTTGGGATAAAAACCCAAATTGTGCAATATTATAACGCTATATGTATTTGCAATAGGTCCAGTAACTTGTGAAAGTTCCCATGAATATCTAAATGAATAGTCCGTAGGTGGGTTATTTAAAATATAGTTTTGTGCACCTACCCAAGTCTCATCACTTGGTTTTGGTCCATAAAATCTTGTTGTAACAACATCATAAAAAAAATCACCAGTTAGTCCAAGGTTATTGGAAGGTGATCCAGAACCATTTAAAATAGTTCGTCCTCTTGGACCTTGTGGGCCAGGAGTTGATATTGTTACTTTATTTAATGTTTCTTTAACTACTACGGATTCAGCCATTATATAGTCACCGATCTATTGAGAGTCATAAAACCCTCTAGGAGTTTTATTTTGTTCCCGTTAGAATCGACAACCATAATGTCATATGACGATTTTGGATAAAAGAGTTTGTTTGTTTGAGTTGGTGTTAATTTAATAGTTAATTTACCATTTGGTCCATCAATTACAATTCCACCAGATGGAGAAGTTAAAGTTACTGCTAACTTAGCTCCACCTTTTGTATCACGTATCTGCATTTTTGCAGATGCGCCAGTAAGATCAATTGCATTGTTACTTGAATCTTTATATTCTGTAATAAAGGTAAAAGTTGCGTTTTGATCTACTTCAAAGTTCTTTTGTCCTGCCATTTGCCATAGTCTCCTAAATAGGAATACTCCTGTACTAATTTTAGCACAGGAGTATTTCTAATTGACTACTTATTAAGCCTTGTTTGTGAACCCAAAACTCTTATCGTTAGGGTTTAACGCTTTTAGGATAACGGGTGCAACTGCTGCTACTCCGCCAAGCAAAAGGTCTTTAGGATTTGTATTTCCAGTCATGTAAAGAGCAAGTGCTGCTGATAGGAATGCTCTTCCGTAGCTTGATAGTGCTGATAGGATTTGTTCCTGCATTGTTACCTTTCCATCTTTGTTTAAATCTGCTTTTGCAAATTTAGCCATATTGTCATCTCCTCGTGGGCGGGTTGCCCAGGAATTTTCGGTTTACCCGAATACTATAATTTTACCACTATGCTGAGATATCCACAAGTTCGCAGTTTCCATCAGAGCTACACGCAAGCGTAGCATTTGTAGATGTGCCGTCTTCTGTTTCATAGAAAGAAAGATCTTCCCATCGTATATTTTTTGGCATCTTGGCAAGAAGCTCTTCGTAATCTCCTTTAGTTACCTCTTGGTAGGGTGCTTGCTTGTAAGAATGGTCTGAATGGGGGAGGAAAGAAATTCCAGACACTTCATCAAAGTGCTTATATACCCATGCGCCAACTTCCATCCACTCTTCTTCTTTTACTGAAACTGTAATTGATGGCTTATGTTCACACCATGCACGTTGATAAACTAACCAAGTATTTAGATGATCTATGGCTGTTAAATCATTTCTAATAATTGCACCTTCTGGTGCTTTTACTGGAAATGAAAAAACGTATGTGTCATTTGGCTTCATGACATCATCTTCTACTGGAATACCAACCTCTTTTAGAAATACAGAAATTGGATCTCCTTTTGATCCTCTAACTGTGCGAATATAGTATGGTGAATGCCAAGGGTGCATTCCTGAAGATACTCCTACGAGCTGTGAGACTGTTCCAGAGGGCTTAACACATGTAATTGATGCAGATGGAGTAATTCCAATATTTTTTGCTTCAATTGCATTTGTCTCCCTTGCCTTTGTCCTCATTCTTTGAAGTATGTGCTCTAGTCTAAGCATGTTGTCTTTATTAATAATGTCTTCATCATATACTAATCCTCCGCCTTCTGTTAATTCAAAAGAACCAGCAGATCTAGCTTTGCCAGCAAATAGCTTGTTGCCAAACTGACCAGTTAAAGAAACTCCAAGAAGTCTTTCTTCTTCAGTATTTTCTCTCCAGATATCACGAATATAATCAAAGTTTGTTAAAGTAGATTGCCATGTTCCAAGAATTGTGGCTAACTTAACTTTGTGAGTTACTGACTCTTCATCATCATTCTCACGTATAACAACCTCAGATAGATTGCAAAACTGATACGGTCTCAAAATAATTTCAGAACAAGGATTTGTTCCATAGTGAATATTTGGGTCTCTGCCATATTTAGCCGCTTGAGCTTGTGCTGCTGCAACATTGTATATGCCTCGTTCTCCAGATTTTGAATCATATAAAGATTTCCATTCTGCAATAAATTGCTCCATATCTGGTTTACGTGAGTATGCAACAGAGTTATTTGACAATGCTCTTTGAGTATTAGATTCCCACCAATTTCCAGCTTTTGCGTGTGCCATTTCAATATCATTAATGTTTGAAAGAGAAATCATGGCTGACCTGCGAACTCCTCCAACAACAACAACTTCTCCAATTTTACACATTATGTCATGAGCTTCAATTGGCTTAAGGGCTCTGCCCGCTGCGCTTTTAAATTTTGAAATTGTAAAATCAAAAAGATTGACTAATGGTTGTGGGCCTGAAGATCTGCCGCCCATTGTTTTTAAACGAGCACCAGCTGGTCTTACATTAGTAACATCTATGGATGGAATCTTTCCGTCCCAAAGATTTTCTAGCAATGTTCTATAAGCAGTTGCCCATCCTTGCTTTGAGTCTTCAACAATTATTACATCGTTAGTTTTTTCAAATTCTAGTGGGACTGGTGGCAATTGGTTAATGTACTTATATTCAACTGAAAATCCTACACCTGTTCCACACATAAGAACATACATCGTTTCATCAAATGAGCGGGGAGAATCAACTGGTAAGAAAGCACAGTTATACCCTGCAACATTATCTCGTTCTAACGCTGATCCAGATGTCATTAAAGCTCTCATAGACGGCATAACGTTTCTATTATATACAGCATCCTTTAGATTAGATACAAGTATTTCATCTGGAACATAGTTAAAGTTTTTATTTAAATTATTTAACATAAAATTAAAATATCTATCTACAGTTTCTTTCCATGTTTCTCGCCTATTGTCTTCTTCTACCCATCTTGCATATCTTGATAAAGCAATAAAGTTTTCATATGGGTTTTCAATTGTATTTGCAGATACGCTTGTATCTATAAGTTGTAGTGGTTTTTCAGTAAAATAAGACATATACGACCTTTTCTCCGCCTTGCGGTTTTAATTTTTAGATGAAGTCCTAGTGTATCAAACTTTTATTTAGTGGTCTAGAGGTTAAAAATATTTTTGTAAATCTCACATTATGATATTTAATTATAGTCAACTAGCTTGACAATGTCTATAAATCAATGTTATGATTATAGTTCGTTATCTCTAGAGGAGGAAATGCCAATGGAGAATATAAAACAGCAGTTTAGCGATTTAGTTCGTGACTGGACAGTAATTATAGTGACAACACTATTTTTATTTTCTGGAAGCCCAGCTAATGCACTTACTGTAGAACCTTTAGTGAAAACTGAAGCCCAATTAAAGCAAGAAGTTTTAGATAGTTTTAGTAAACAAGTTTACAAGCCATCTGAAATGCTTACAGATCAAGAGTTGGTAAAATTACTTACGACTGTAGGATTCGAAGGGGTAGGCCTTAAAAAAGCTTGGTCCATAGCAAAGCGTGAATCTAATGGAAGACCGCTTGCATATAACGGGAATAGGAATACAGGAGATAGTTCTTATGGACTATTTCAAATAAACATGATCGGAAATCTTGGTCCTGCGAGACTTGAGAAATTTGACCTAAAGAGTAACAAGGAGTTATTCGACCCAGTAACAAACGCAGAGATAACGTACTACATGACTAATGGCGGCAGTGATTGGTCAGCTTGGAAGGGTTTAACCCCAAGAGCTAAGGAATTTTATTTAAAATTTCCGACAAAGTAAAGGAGATGGGATGAAGGTACAGTATGTATCAGCCTACATCTCCATGTCAGAAGAAGGGTTGGTTGAAAAGCTTTTATGCCCAGTAGACCAATCCATTCTTTTTTCAAACCAAAACCTTTCAGACGAGATATACTTATATTGCTTAGAATGTGATTACACTAAAAATATCGGAATTTCTACATATGAAGAAATAGTTAAGGCGGTTAAAAGAAATGCAAAAATGTGATTCAGTTTCCTGTACATGTGGTACAGAATCAAAGCCTATGCAGATAACAGACAGTATGGGGAGAGAAATTTTTTGGGAAGATTTGGGAAGGCCAAATGAGTGACGAGCAAGTAAATTTAGAAGATAACCTACCCATGGTTAATTATATTATGTTACACCGAATATATGATGTGCTTACGTTAATTGCAAATAACTTGGCGGGTAGTGAAAGTACAGAAAAAATGGTAGAATATCATAAACAGGGCTATCTATTAGGACCAGACCCTTCATACACTCCAGGAGAAGAAAATGAATAAAGACAGAGATTCAGTAATTGAATTAATGACCAATGTTTATCAAAATGGTAATACAATGATGTGTTTGCAAGCTGGAATGTCAGCAGAAGACACAACAGAAAAGGTTACTCAAAGTAGACCAGCAGTTCAATATTTAATGAGCGCAATTTTTGACAAGCTAGACGAAAACAATATATTAGTTGAAGAATAAGTGATATAATTGATGTATGACACCTAAACATTTTGGTAAAGTAATGCAAACTCCATACTTTAGAATGGATCAGCAAGTTCTGTCAAATTGTAAGTGTCTTGAGTGTAGAATAGAAAACCTTTTTATTAAATTTTTTAATAGAAAGAGAACTAAATAGTATTACGTAAGTTGAGATAAAACTCCTTACGTATGCACGTAAGTGCTAAACCCATTCGGATCCGCCTCTGAGTGGGTTTCTTACTTTCCTAAAGTTCTTTTAAACCAATATTCTTTATCAAATACAAAGCCAGTTGTCATATATCTAACACCATTAGTTACTTTTTTAATTCCGTGTAAATACTCTTCTCCTCCTGGATGAGATATGAGCATTCTTGCTTTTGGCTTTAAAGTTATTCCTTGATTTGGATACATAATCTCTCCACCTTCAAAATTATCATTATAATACAGTACATAACCCCTAGTTACATGAAGACTATCTCCTCCATCATGAGTGTCTGTATGGGGAGGTAGAGCCCATTTTTCATTTGGTCCGCTATTAATAGTCATTCTTTGAATCATGTCTACCGCATTGGCCATTTCGTTATCGTTATTCATAGTTGCTATAATTCTTAAATTTATTTTAGATAAAGTTTCTTTTGCGCTTTCTGTTAACTCTGATTTGTTGCCATTTTCAAAAGCTCCTGGGTCTCCAAACCAGCAGTCTTCGTTTATACAGTCATTCATTATTATTGAACACTCTTCTTCGGTTATGAAGTCTTCTATCTTCCATATATCACCAGATATGTATTCTTTATTTAGTTCCATATGATTACTCTATCCCAATTGGTGTTGATATAGTGAAAGTGCGAAAAGTGCGGCGCGGAAGAAGAACCTCATATATCTCATAAGTCTTCTGTAGCCGATTTAAGCCATTTTGAGGATGCGACCCATACTCAGACATCAAGAACGCCTCTTATGTGGGCTATAAGGCTTCTAGAATATTCTTGGTTTAAATGAGCTCCATCATCTGTTTCGTTTTCTGTTAGATTAAATGAAGATATGATGTTATTTTGTATAGATATTGTTTCTGCACCTTCACGCAAAATTTTAACAAAGTTATCATAAGCTTCAATAATATCTTCCCTTGAATAAACAAACTTATAGTCTTCTATTGGACATACAAAGCTTTCTTCAGGAATTGGGACGGGCTCAAGAAAAATGACCCTACACTTAAAGTGATCCTTTATACGGTTTATATATGCTTGTACCAAGTACATCTCATTTTTATGTCCTGGGAGATGTCTTAATATATCTTGATCTCCCCAATGTACAATTACAATGTCGTCTTCTTGTATGTCAAAGCCTTCTGACATCTTTTCTAAAATACTTGGATCTTCTACAGTTGTCCATGCAGCCGAAGGTATGAGCCAAGAGAATGTAATTTCCTTTAACTTAATATTTCCATAAAATGGCTCAGGACTGGCGGAATTAAAAGATCTCCACTTTAAGGTATACGGATTACCATAGTATTCAAGAGATGCTGCATAGTTAGATACATGGGAGTTTCCAAACATATAGATCTTTGACATTAGGATATATCCTTATCAATGTCTTCACTTAGATCAAAATCAAAGATTTCTAAATCCCCCGCCAAATTTAAAATTTGATTTAGCAAAGCACCTGAAAGTACAAGAGTTGCAAACAGTCCTAACATTTTCCACATTTTATTCATTTAATGGTCCATTCTCTCCAGTTGCTTGAGCTTCAGTAATTTCATTTATTGGTTGACCAGAATTAACATCCTCATATACTAGACCTTTATCCCTAAGCTCTTTAACTCTTCTATCGTATGCAAAAGCTGTTGTTACATATCGGACTGCATCACTAGTTACTGGATGTACCCCATGGAAGTATCTTCCAACTCCTGGATGTATAAGAAGATCTCCTTTTTCCGACTTATATTCCATTGGGATTTTTGGATAGTATATCTCTCCGCCCTCAAAATCACTTATATAGAGAACAAACGATAGTTCTACAAAATTGTTTCTGCCCATACTTTCTGTTGGATTATCTGAATGCTCAAACATGCCTTCTCCTTTTTGCATTCTATGGATAGAGGCCATATCGCTGAGAAACCAGTCTTCTGTAAATAACTTTGCTATTTCTTCTTTAATATCAATAAAGGTTTTAATTATTCTGTCGTTTTCAGCAGCAAACAAAAATTTGCCATGCCACCATTCTCTTTTATTTCTTTCCCACCATTTTTCTTCTGGCTGAGATTCAGCATACTCAACAAGTGAGTCGCAAATTTCATCTGAGATAAAGTTTTTAATTACCCAGACGTTTTCTTCAATCTGTGTAAAATTAGGATGAAGTTTGATTAAATCGTAATTAAACATTTCCATTTTATATACTTAACAAAACAAACAAAGCTACTATAATAATAGTGACAATAAGAAACTTGATCTTCTTATGTCTTGGCCATTCATCTGGCACTCTTACTTCATTCATATTTCCTCCAAGTAGGGATACTGGGATTTGAACCCAGAATCTATTGTATATAAGACAAGTGCTTTAACCAAATTAAGCTATATCCCCTAGGGACTAGCGTATTATGTATGAAACAGTACCTAGGATAAAAACTATTACTGCTACTACGGCTATTGCAAATATCGTATTCATGTATCTATTGTACTCTATATTCTAGTCGACTGCAATATTCCAAGTTAGATGAATATCTATATCTACTTCATCTTTATGAAATTCTCCATGCTCTGCTGGAAAACATGCAAGGTTTACTTTGTCTAAATTTTTATTTACAACATTTGTATACATTTCTGGTCCTGTAGCTAATATCCATACAAAGTCTGGAGTATTTTCGTATATGCTATTTGATATCTCTTTTAGTTTTCTAAACATCTCTTCAATAATTTGTCCTAGTACTGGATCCCCTGCTCCCGCCATAAATACTGCCTGTGTAAAGACATCTCTTATTGCACCGTTTGTTTCATGCTCTACGCAAACATTGAGTTTCCCGCTAAATTCTATAGGATAAGACTTTAAAAACATTTTGCATGGGAAACACTCTTCTCCGTGCATGCCATCTTCTGAGTAGATGCTATCCATGTCTGCATATATACCGCCATATTTATATACAACTAGGTATCTCCAAATATCTGCCCTGTACATTCCTGGCTTTATTGAATTATATATAGTTAGGTATTGAGGATAGAATTCTTTTATAAAATTTTCTACATCTATGTCTGAAAAATATCTGTACTCCCAACCTGGCAAACCTTCTATCCAGGTTTTAGAGTTTTTTAGATATATCTCTGGCAGGTCTTCATATTTAAACTTATGTGTCTGCCATATTATTTTTTCAACCATATGATTAATTATATCAGTATTATTCTAGTTGACTATTATTTTGAATATAGTAAAATGTTAATAAAATATTTTTTTTGGTTGTATCACTTGATCTTAGGTCTTAGGTCTTACTATATATTTAATATTTATTATTTACTGATTTACTGACCCCCCGACCCCCCTAGAAAAATTATACTATTTATATTTTCGATGTCAAGCTTTTTCAGATTTCAGAAAATGTTAATATATTTTTATCTTGTACGATACACACTATTTTAATGTCCGTTTTGTC